CATGATGTGGCTCTACGGCTCAGGCTTCCCAAAGTCCCATAACATCAGCAAAGCCATCGAAAAGGCTAAAGGCGTAAAACCAGTGGGGAAGAAACCTGCGTATGGAGCGATTGCAAGCCGTGAACTTATTGATAATCGGGGTTGGAATAATATCAACAATGCTTTAATTATGCCAGAAACGCAAACCGCCCTCGCCCAACTCTGGGACGGCTACGGCACTGCCCTCAAGCCTGCGTGGGAGCCAATCATCGTGGCAATGAAACCTTTGGACGGCACATTCGCCCACAACGCCGAGGCACACGGAGTCGCCGGACTCAACATCAACGGCGGCAAAATAGGCACAGAAATTCGTAAAAATCCAGAAGCAGGATTCATTAGACGTGGCAGAACGGAGGAAGAAGTTTTTGGTTCTGCCGACAAAAATAAACCTGACAATCCTCCACACGAAGTTCAAGGTCGCTGGCCTGCCAATTTACTCTTTTCTCATCATCCTGATTGTTGGGGAGATGAAAACGGAAAAATATCCTGCCATCCCGAATGCTCCGTGAGAATGCTGGATGAACAAACCGGAACCAAGAAAAGTGGATTTATGGCTGCAGGCACGAAACGTCAGATGTCTGATAACCCCAACAAAAATACCTACGGCAAGTTCAATCCTGACACGGTGCGAAACGACACCTACGGTGATTCCGGGGGAGCCTCGAGGTTTTTTTATTGTGCCAAAACTTCTCGCAAGGAACGGAATATGGGGATGGAGGATTGTGAGGACAAACTTCTGGCTCGTTCTGGCGGGGCACAAGGAGCCGAAAACCGAGGAGAGAAAGAATATCTGCAAAAACACATCGGACTCAATCGAGTCGCTGTCGTGAAAAATAACCATCCTACAGTCAAACCCCTCACGCTAATGAAGTATCTCTGTACTCTACTCAAGATGCCCGGCCAAGACCAGATAATCCTTGACCCCTTCCTTGGCTCCGGCACAACTGGAATAGCCTGCAAGGAACTTGGCATCAGCTTCATCGGTATCGAGAAGGAACGAGAATATTGTGAAATCGCCGTAAAACGCATCGCAGCAGTGGAGGGACAAGAAATCACGCTGGAAACTACTCTGCCTGTTACTAAGAACGTGGAGACGGTCAGGACAACAACAGGCTTCGTGAGTGGTGGCGGTTGTCCAAATGAGAACTCACCGCACGTCTCTGAAAGCAGGCAGAGCATTATTGACGCCGCCTCTGCAGCACTCAGGAGAAACCAAAAATGAACGCCTTTACTAAAGAAATCGTAATTGACTATTCCGTGCGAGACCTTTGCTTCCGACCTTATCCTAATCACCCCAAGGGATGCCCCAACTATGGCAAACGTGGCTTCTGTCCTCCAAAATGCCCCCGAATAGAAGATTGGTTCAACATCTCAAAAGGTTTTTGGGTAAACTGGATTATCTTCGACTTTGCCGCCCATCGACGCAATATGAGAAGGAAACATCCTGATTGGTCTCAACGGCAAATAGATTGTTGTCTATATTGGCAGGGTACAGCCAATAAAATGCTGAGAGAAGTAGTTGCAGATACGGTATATTATCTGGAAGGCCGAGGGAATTGGCACGTATCTTTTTGTCCCGAGGCTATGGGCATCAACGTAACCGCCACAATGAAAAACTTAGATGTTAAATTGGAATGGCCCCCAGAAACAGTAGTCTATAAGGTAGCCATTATCGGAGTAAAGAAATGAAAAAACGAGGTATAATCAGGTCCTATTCCACAGGCCCCTACAACAAAATGAACGACACCGAGCAATGGATTCGCATCTCCCAAGGTTGCCCAAATAGGTGCGATTTCTGCTATGAACCTCCACAGAGGATTGTTTTTCCTATTCCACCAATAGAACGGAATCTTGTTAAGATAATGGATATGAATATATTGTCCCAAGAGTGTGTCCTCGAAAGGATTCAATACTTAGGGAATCAGAAAGTCAACAACAAAGTCGTGCATTACGAACTCGTTTGTGGTGTTGACCACCGATTTCTAAATTCTGATCTTGCGGAGGCTCTTAAAGAAGCACGATTCCAGAAAATCCGCTTGGCGTGGGATTTTGGATACATTGACCAGATCAGAATAAGGAATGCCCTGAAATCATTAATGGCATCTGGATACAGGTCGAGGGATATGATGGTCTTTATGATTTGCAACTGGGAAATTCCCTACGAGGAATGTCTCAAGAAACTGTATCTGTGTGCCATCTGGTCGGTGAAGGTGGCCGACTGCTACTTCGATGGTCAGGTCTCTCCCAACATAGAACCTATCGGATGGGGAGCAAGGCAAATAAAAGATTTCCGCAGACGGGTACGAAAACATAATCAACTCGTAAACTTCGGAATTGACCCGGAAATGTTAAGGAGCAAGAAATGAGACATAGAATCAAATGGGGAATGCCAGTGGAGACAACACCGTTGGCTATAAAGAAAAATATATTCCCGAAACATCGTAAGGGGGTTTGTTTGGGAACAGCTTATGGTCGATTTAGGAGAAATACCCTTTGCATAGTCGTTGTTTGCGGGGGGCAAGTAACGCCTTATAAATATCACCATTCTTTCTGGAAAAAATCCACTTGAAACTTATTGAGTATCTGCTATAATATAAATGAGGAAGGATATATATATGGCCGATCTACGGAAACGACAATCTCCTCTAACTGCAAAAGAGAAATATTCAGAGGGTTATGAGCGGAAATACAATTTGAAAAAAAACTATGGGATGACCCTTCGGGACTATGATGTATTATTTAGAAAACAGAAAGGGTGCTGTGCTATATGTGAACGACATCAAAGTGACTTTAATTTTCATCTTGCTGTTGACCACGACCACAAAACCGGCATGATACGGGGATTACTTTGCCAAAGATGTAATCAGATATTGGGTTATTTTAATGACAGTCGGGGTTTCTTTATGAAGGCTATTCGGTATTTAGGAAGAAGCTGATAAGGATATGACAATTCTAAACGTACCGAAAGTTCACGATTTTGGTGGCGGAGACCTTGTTGAGTTAAGGTATCTTGAGACAACCTTTAGCATACCCCGTCGAGTTGCATTGCTATATCTCAAGGCTTTAAGAATCCGGCCTATGTATATTGGCGATGACGTTTTCTTTTCCCTACCCACATTCAAAAAAATAATGTACGTTTTGAGCCGTCCCGGCAGCCCAGGTTTCTTGTTTCCGGCCAGCAAAGCGAAAGGTAATACTGTTCTCAGGAAAACAGGAAATTTCCTCGTCGAAGTAACTGACGACATCTTAGCCCAAGCCGCATCCCCTCAGATAATGGCGGAGATGGTAGCATCTGAGGGACGGGATGCCTCGATGATAAAAAAACTGGTGGCTCATTCTATTCCCTTACTAAAAAAGGACAAAAAATGAAAAAACCAATTCCAAATTGACCAATCGAATATTAGCAAAATTGTAAAAAAACATACTTGGAAACATTTATGGAGGAAACAATCGTGCGTTTCGCAATCGTAGGTTCAAGAACATTTAATGATTCTATTTTGTTTGAAGGTATCTTGTGGGACTTTCTCCGTATAAGAAGGGGAACTATTCCCCAAGATACTATTATATCTGGTGGAGCTAAAGGAGCAGATTCTCTTGCTAAAAAATACGCTACGGAGGAATCAGTTCCTTATCTTGAATTCCCTGCGGAGTGGGATAAATATGGCAAGAGGGCGGGGTATCTTCGTAACCAAACAATAGTTGATAATTGTGATATGGTTCTCGCCTTCTGGAAAGGGGTATCAAAAGGGACTCAAGATACTATTGAAAAGGCAAAGAAAGCAAAAAAGCCCACATTCATAGTGTATATATAATGAATAACGAAATTGAAAAACCTGAGCCAAGTCCCGATGATGTCTTGGCGGCGATTCAGTCCTTCAACGACCCCACTATCATCACGAATATCTTCCGTGAACTCGGCTGGAGTTATTCTCTTGAAATTCGAGAGACTCTTATTATGGCCAAGCAGAATGCCAATCTCTCGATAAAGTTCAAGGCAATTAAGCATCTTCGTGAGCTACTTCGTGAGGCTGCGGAGACATCCGGTTATGTTGCAAATGTGTCCCAGACTTATCCAAATGCCCAAGGGGGTCATACGACTTTTCAAGCAAAGCGTTTAGCAAATATGTTGAATCCAACGAAACAAATTGAAGCTACTATTAAGGAATCTAAAAATGACAGAAAAGAAGAAAGCCCAACCGAACCTAATCGAGAATGCGATAGGCAAGAGAGCCGAGACACCCAAGACACCTCCTCAAGTTCTGAGGGATGTCCCCGACCAACCACTAACTCGGGACGAGATGGCGACTCTGGAGGAACTAAACCACCAGACGGAGAAGAGACTTCAAGACCAGTACCCGGAGGAGCCAGTAGCGGTGACTCACACAGTGCCGAAAGTCCCGATAATCCCTGTATCAAAACCAAACCCCCAACCTGTGACCGAAAACTCTTCCCTGGAATCTCCTCCGCAGGGGATTAATTCTAAAACAGATTCTAATTTAGCCGAGGAATCCCCCGAAGAGTTTGAATCTTTTCCACAGGAAGTTAAAAGTCATTGTGTTGATTGTGGTGTTCGTTTTGAATTCAACTCAGAACTTATAGCTCATAAATGTCCCACCCCAAAAGATAAGATTAAAATCGACAACCTAATTCACGAATTTGAATCTCCCCACCCCCCGCAGGTGACTGGTAGTGGTCAAACATTTCCATCCCAGGCACTTGAGATTACACGCCCCAAACCCCCTGCGGAGGACATTGAATTCACGGCTCTGCGGAATCATATTATGGACGCTGGTTTTGTGGCGGCGGGGGTTGCTTTTCATATCGTTGCCTTGTGTTCTCAGCCAATGACGACACCATCGACGACCACTTGGGATTTCGAGGATAGAGCCGTGATTCCCGAGATGGTCTTTACTCTGCTTAGACAACCCGGGTATCTTGAGGGGATTTGGCCAAGCCTTAAAGTCGTGATGGGTAGCAACATTGGAAACGATATTTGGTGTGCTGGAATCGCCACGACGATAGCTTTCTTCGATGTGATTCGTACTCTCCCAGCCCTTGAAGAGTTAAAAAAGTAAATGTGGATTCAGCGTCCTTATCCTCTGTGGCCTCTGCCGAGAGATTATGATTCGCTATCGCTTGATGCTCAGAAACAGGCGAGGTTGGCTGTCTTGCACAATCAATCAACTCCTTTTGATTTGGTAGTGGCTTGGGATTTCTTCCGCAGGTGCTACCTCGCTGGTGCGGGGAAGTTGTTCTATAAAAACGGTTTTGAGGAATCCCCAGATTTTCACTACGAGATGATTCTTGATTTGGGGGAACACGCCCGAAATGCAAGTGCGGCTCCCCGAGGTTCGGCTAAGTCAACCGTGATAGGTCTTGAGGCCCCAATGCTATTGGCTCTAACTCGTCCTCATTACGAAATAACTTTAGGATTGGCTACTGATAGACAAGTTGAGGAACGGTTTGACAAATTGATACAGCAGTTTGTTGAGAACGAATTAATAATTCAAGACTTTGGTGAGGTGAAGCCCCCAAGAGGCCAGAAGATTTGGAATCATCACCAACTGTCTTTGATGAATGGGGCGGTTATAAAAGGTCTCAGTGTAATGGGGAAGAAGCGAGGGGGGCGACCAAGATTATTTATACTTGATGATCCTGAAAATGACCCGGATTCAGACTCTCAAGCCGCTGCACAAGTTGTAGTTGAGAAATTCGAGATGATTCTGTTTCGGCAGATAATCCCGATGCTTGAATCCGGGTCGTCTATTTATTGGATAGGGACTTTGATTAATAGGAGGTCTTTTCTCTATCACGCCACAACAAGTGACGACTCTCGATTTGACTTTTGGAACCGTAAGGTCTTGAAGGCAATCGAATACGATAAGGAGGACCCCAAGAAAGTCTATGTTTTATGGCCGGAGAAATGGTCACAGGAAATTCTTGAGGCTCGGCGAGAAGAAATTGGCCCATCCGCATTTGCCAGTGAATACTGCAACGAACCAATCTCTGCTCAAGACCGTATTCTCGTAATTGACCCTCGTAAGAATGAGTATAGTGTTGAGGGGGAATTTGACTGGAAAAATCCACTGGCTCATATCGGAAACATAAAGTGGTCGGAACGATATATGGAGCCGGGTCGCAGGGTCTATAAGGATTTTGAGAAACCCTTCCGAGAATTGGTACTTCCGATGTATCGGATTTTGCTATTCGATTATGGGTGTGGTCTTTCTCAATACAATGATTATTCCTGTATCATGATCCTTGGCTTTGACACCTTGAATACCTTATGGATTCTGGATATGTGGCTTGGCCGAGCCAAGGATGCGACATTGTTGCGATTAATCTATGAATACGGATTAGCGTGGCGGCCCCGGGTCCTCGGAATTGAGGCCGTGAGCATCCAGATGAGTTTTGCGGAGGCTGTCAAGGAATATATTGAGGAAATGGAGCAGAAAATCTCACAGCCTTGGAGGGCAAGAGTTTTCCCGATTACATATCCGGCCAGAGTCTCCAAGAGTCAACGAATATCCGGGATGGAGTGGCGATTCCGTCCTGGTAGAATAAAATATCCAGCCCATCTTGCAGGTAAATGGCCTTTTGACCAGCTATATCAACAGACCGAGGACTATACCCCAGACTTAGCCCTATTGCCCCACGACGATGCTGTTGATACCCTCTCGATGTCCCAATACGTTGTGAAAAATAGAGGTGGGATATTTACGAAGGAAAAAGGGAAACCAAGCCTTTTGGAGCGTATTCGCCGAAACCTGCCTCTTGTTAAGGGGACACCTTTACTCTCGGGGGTATCCCCATCCGAGATAACCGACGAGATGCTTGATGTCTTGAGTAAAAATGCTCGTAAATCAGCTATAGACCCGAATAACCGGCGTGTGGTTCGGGGTCAAAGGAATATTGTGGGATAATGTTTAGATATTTAATAACTTTCCTATTTGTGGCCTATATCCTGCGGAGGATATATGGCATTTTTAGGAAATATTGGGTTGACAAGGAGTGACTTTTTGGTATAATAAATGATAGTACGAAAGGAAGGCTTAAATGAATATTTGGATACCACTTGTTTGCATTGTTATTACGGTGGGATTACTTGGAATTCTTGCCTATTTACTGATATTGCTTAAAGTCATTAATCAACTGACTGAGACAAATAAGCAACTGCTCATTGTAGTGGCTGGGAAAGATGATAAACCAGAATCCTTGAGGGCATTGGTGGCATCAAATAAACCCCCGAAGAAAGTCCTCCCCGGTATTGTGGATAAGAAGAAAGAAAAAGAGTCTGAAAATGTTGATTATAAAATGACAATAGGTGTCAGATAATGGGCTATAGATTTCAGTTGCCTCCAAATACATCTGCCAACAAACAGCAAGTTGAGCAGATGTTCCAATATCTTGTCTCTACCGGCAAGTCAAGGATGAATCCAATTTCAATCAACTGGTGGATAAACCACTACTATATGAGGGGTATCCGAAATTTCAGTAACATAAATTATGGAGGCGGAACTCTTAATGCGTCATATCTGGATGAATCAGGAGTATTAAAGTTCAGATATGAGGACATCGTATCGAAATACCAAGCTCAACTTGGTAGATTATTGTCTATAAATCTTGCCCCCACAGTGTCTCGGAGGGGTACGAGTCTTGATGGTTTACGAAAAGCAAGTACGGCACAGGTAGTCTTGGATTCAGCATTCCCGCAGGAAAAAGTTTCTAAATTAGCCCTCAATGCTTTCCCGCCTCTACTACATTTTGGGACAATCGGATTTGGATTGTGGGTAGAGGGGGAGGATAGTATTGGGATTGAGGTCATTAATCCTTGGGAGTTAATTCCGATTCCAATAGATGTCGCTGTCCCATCTGATGTGCGGGGGCTGATTCGGGTACGATATGTACCTACAGACTACATAAAAGGACTCTCGATAACCCCTGGCAAAGGCAATAAAGTTTACAAGGGGCTGGATGATTTGAAGGTTCCATTTGGGGACTTACCTTCGGACGTGACCTCTAAATTTCAAGGGATAGCTTCTCTTACCCATACCGGGGGGGGTTTTTATATCAGGAGTGGACAGAGCCAAGTCGAGACTCAGTGGAAAGGACGATACCCTAAAACAGATAAATCCCAAATGGATGTCACTCTCCTTGTCGAGGTCTGGACGGAAACGTCTGATGGATACTTGGCAGAATATCTTATTTTTGCCGGCTCCTATAGTAAGCTGAATCAATTATATCGCCACGACCATTCTCAAAATAAATATTATATGCCCGTAAAAATTGCACGGGATGTTACCGTTGGTGGATTTTATGGCCGTTCCTTTGTTGACCAACTAATCCCCCTGAACACGGAAGCAGAGTATAGTCTCAGTAGTCTTTTCCAGAACATAACCGATTTCGAGTTATATGGGCTACAGATGTGGCCTGCATCCTTGGGAACACCTCCAGAGGCTCTTAGAGGCCGAGATGGCGTCAAGAGGATAACTTATGAACCAGATTACTCAACCCCGGACCTGAAACCTTTCAGTATAATGCCTGCGAAGCTAACAAAATCCAATATAGAGGGAGCTATGGTCGCTGGTGGCTTGATGGATAAGCTGGCTAATCAGCCAACAGAGATGCTGAAAGGCGGTGCTCCTGGCCGTGTCGATTCGGCTTCTGGTTTAGGATTCCTTTATGAAACAAGTGGAATTCCACTAACTCCGACAGCGAAAAATGTGGCCGAAGCAGTATCGGGAATCTATCGTTCTATGTTAGGAATTATTCAGGATATTTGGCCTCCCGAGAAAGTTGTAAGCATCAGTACTCTTGACGACTCCTTAGCCGGAATCGCTTTTGACATAGAAACCGGGGAAATTAGTCTTGCCAAAAACGCAATCCCCAGCCCCGATGAAGTCAACATCAACGTGGCTTCTGAGGTTCCAATTTCCAAAGAGCAGCAGAAAATGGAATTAAAAGAAGCCCTCGAGAAGGGAATAATTACTCTGGATGAATATGGTTTTGAAATTCGTAAAAGAGGATTAAACTCTCCGGTGGGGAACGAAGTTGCCTATCAGAATCGTCGAAGGGCTATACTTGAAAATATTGCTCTCTTTGGAGACGGGGAAAAACCAGGGGGGGTTATTGTCAGTGAAAGGGACATGCACCTAATTCATCAAAGTGTACTCAACGCATTTATGGCTCGCCCTGAATTCTATGCTGCAAGTCCGGCTGTCCGGGAGAAGTTCGTAGAGCACTACAGCGAACATAATATAGGTTTGGGTATAATGCCCGAAGGTATGGAGACTATGGAAGACAGTGCAGCAATGGAATTAGAACAACCTCCGCAGGGGGGGGAGCCTGTCCAATGAAGCAGATACCGCTTACACAAGGCCAATTTACTATAAGAGAACACGGTGAATTTGCACACTTAAACTTTAATTAAGAAAGGAATGAAAATGCCCGAAGAAGAAAAACAAGAAGAGAAACAAGAAGAGCAGAAGCAGGAAGAAAAGCAAGAGGAGAAGCAAGAAGAAAAGAAGGTCGAAACTCACACAATTAAGGTGGACGGCCAAGATGTTGCCTTAACTATTGACGAGCTAAAAATAAGAGCCGAGAAAGCAACTGGAGCCGACAATAGATTCCGGGAATCTGCAGAGGCTACAAAAACCGCAGAGCGGGGGATTCGGATAGAAACCCTCGTGAAATCAATTTCCAAAGAAGATACTCCATCCGAATCCAATGTTCGGGAATTGGCCGGATTACTCGAAATTGAGCCTGCTGAGTTTATGCAATCTCTAAAAGAAAATGACCCTCCGCAGAAAAAAGCCACAGAGACTGATTTTAGTGCTGAATTCCAGAAGCAATTTGACGCCACTCCTGCGGAGGTCCGGGCTATTTTGGATTTCTCGCAACAGCGGCACGTCAATGATGCCAGAAAAGAAATTCGAGAAATATCGGACAAAGCGGTTGACAAAGATGAGATATTTGGTAAAATGATAGTAGGCGAGGACAAAGACGATACTTTCGCCGAAGTTAGGAATATGGTAGCTGAGGATGTTCTTAGGAAGATTCAAGATGGCAAACCGTTTGGAGCCGAGATGGTAGCAGCAAGCGTACAGAGGGTACGGTCGCAGTTGACTAAACTTGGTATCCCAAAGAAACTCAACCAGCACCCCATCGTTTTGGGCCTGGGGCCGAGTGAAGGCCTTTCATCCGAAATCCAAGCCAACGAACCAATTAAGCGAATTCCTTCAAATGAAGATGGTGACGAGAAAAATCTTGTTGCCAGGTATCTTCAGAGGGCGGTTAAGACTGCCCGAGAGATGAAATAGGAATTCGTTGGATTGAGAAATCCGGAGGCTATATAACGTACTGATTTATTCAGTGAAACAGAACGATGTATAGTTAAGGGTTTGTGGTATTTCGCTTTTAAGTAAAACATCTTATGCAAACAAAGAAGGAGTTGTCCATCAACGGTTGCGATGCTCTATTGAGGATTGTAACCGAAGTCGGCAACTTACCCATCTCAAGCGTCCCGATGGTTCAAAATACTATCGGGAACATAGCACTTGTTGTAAACACAGAGTGGATGGTTCTTTGTATCTGTCTGCCATGCCAAATAGTACAAGAGAATCTCATTGGTTAGCCCAAGGGATTCTTTTAACTGTCCCCGAATACGAACAGATTTTACGTATTCAAGGTGAGAAATGTGCTATCTGTGGCGAGGAACAATCAGCTATCCGTCATGCTATGTGTGTTGAGCACTGCCATAAGACGGGTGTAATTAGAGGACTTGTTTGTAAAAGATGTAATAACATGATTGCTTGGGTGGAAAATGTAACATCTCTTGACGAAATTAATAGGTTCCTGCAAACTAATGTTTTTACGGATTATAAAAATAATGTCGTAGAGACAGAAGAAGGTAGAACTTTAAGGAGTAAATAACGATGGCTCAAGCTATAGCTGCATTAGATTCGTTAGTGCGTGAAGAATTACCAATGATGATTGACGAGGCCGGGCCTGAAATAGCTCCGGTGTTCGATAAGATCAAGCGGACGGCATTTGGTGTTAAAAGCCAAACAGGTCTCGGTCGGGGCTATAAAGTAATACATTTGTACGAAACCGGGGTAGCTGGTTTAATTGAGTCCGGTGATCCTCTTGGCCCGGAAATGTCCACGATTGTCGGGAATCAGACTCGTTTATTGGCACAAGGGTCGGCTGCTGCTGGCCTCACGATTTTCCCAACTGCTGCGGAATCTCCCCACATGGGCGATATTAAGAGGGAGTTGGTTCTACATAAGGTTGTCGGGAACTTCAGTATTCCCGCTGCTTGGAAACAGGCTGACCTCTTGAACGCTGCCCAGATTAAGAAGGTGGCACGAGATATGAAGGCGGTGGCTAAGCTGAAGGCTATATATGAGGCCTCCAGTTTCTTCAGCCACAGCGTCACGAATGCTTCCGGGAACATAAATCAAGTTCTCGGCAGGATTTCGGCGATAGCCGAGAGCACACAGTCTGGAGAGGGCGATTATATTGTCATTACTCTTGACGAGGTATATGGTCGAATAGCTAACTTCCGCCAGAGTATGCGGATTGATATTGTCAAGGATAGTGCCGGGGTGCTTCAAGATGGTGTGAATACCGATGCGACACATGTTCGTAACTATACCGATTCGACTGCAAAATATGTCCACCTAATAATCAGCAGTGTCGATTACTTGGGGAAAAAGATAACCCTCGCACCAGTTAATGCCGATACAGGCGGATTACCTGATTTTACAGCCGGATACGGCTCGGCAACGGTTCCGGGGGTTGCCAATGATTGGTTGGTATTTTCCAAGACAAGTCGTTATACTTCTGGCTCCCGTCCTCAGTTTAGTTGGGGAATCAATGACTGGATTAAATCGTCTGGTGTGATTTTAGGCGGTGCAAGCGGGGCTGCGGCTCTTGACTTAGGAGTATATCCTCAGTTCAAGTCCCAAGTCCAAGCCGTTAATGGGCCTCTTACTGACGACGTAATTAATGGTTACATCGGTGGATACTTGGACGCTTATCCAGGTGAAACCCTCGACACCATTATTACCACTCAGGGAGTTCAGTTGAAATGGCTCCAACAGCCCGGTCTGTATAACAATAGACAAAACTACGAGCGTACCGGCAAAGCCCTGAGTTTCAAGGGTGGTTGGTCTCAAATTGCCTACGAGTTCGGCGGACGTTCTTATGAGTGGATTATGAGTCCGATGTGTCTAACCAAGACCTTATATGCCTTGAAATTCGCTGGGGAAAATATCCAGAGATTCAGTCCCCCGAGATTAGGCGGAATGGAAGCCAGTATGGGTCAGGAAATCGAATTCCTTGCCCCCCTCGGTGGCCACTCGGGTGTATTTATGGTCGCCCACGCTTCGTCTGGTGCTCCACAGGAGTTACTTGAGGCTCCGTTCTGGTATTACTGCTTAATTGCACCAAAGGATCCGAGAGGCGTAAAGCTCACAAATTTGTTGGAGGCGACTATGCTGTAGGTCGTTGTATTTGTAGTTCTTTGAAAAAGTGAATAGCCGAGAGGTCGTCATTTTCTTCCTTTCTCTGTATGTGTTTGACCTCTCGGTTTTTTTGAACCATTAATAATTGATAGTTTAGCTTAGTTTTTAGGAGATTATTAAGATGCCAGCAACAAATCCATTTAGAGTTTCAGACCTCGTAGCAAAATACGGGTGGAAAGCAATAATTTATCTTTCCAACCTCGGCCCACGACTTTTATCTGAAGCCCAAGTCCTGTTCGTTGATTCAGGACACACAAATGCCTCTGATGTCGATGATACCGAACACGGGCATTCTTTTGAAAAACCCCTCGCCACAATCGACTACGCAATCGGTTTGTGTACGGCGGGGGAAAGAAGTGTTATCCTCGCAGCCCCCGGTCACGTCGATACAATAGTCAATGCTCAAGTTGACTTCGACGTATCCGACATTACCTGTATAGGTATTGGTGAGGGAGATAACAAAGCCGCTGTAAACTTTGGCCACGCCAATTCCAGTGTCGATATTGGAGCCAACAATATTCATCTCATTAACCTACGATTTGTACCCAGCATCACAGCCGTCCTTATCGGTGTCGATATTGAAACGGGTGTAACCGGTACAAAACTCGAAGATTGTGATTTTGCGGAGGGTGATGCGGCTGCTGATGAATTCATTGCCGGGATAGAAGTAAAGTCTGGTTGTGACAACACCAAAATTAAGGGTTGTCTGGGACGTACAAAAGTTGCCTCCGCAGAAGCGGTCGCCGCTGTTTACTTCAACGGTGCATCCGACAACTGTATCGTCGAGAAGTGTCGATTCATCGGCAACTACAGTACGGCTGCAATCGTCAACGATACTGCGGCTTGTACCGACCTCTTGATTGACGACCTTACCTGTAAAGTCAAGGACAACGAACCCGGCATTGAGGTTCACGCTGATTGTACCGGCATCATCCGAAATGCCTGCATTGAATCCACTGGACTTGCAGTGGACAGTATGATTGTTGCTGCCAAGATGAGTTGGTTCAATAACTACGGTGTTACAGCAGATGGAACTGCTGGAGCCATAGTTGGTGGAGGCGAAGTTGGAGCCGCTCTTGATACAGCGATTTCATCGACTCCTACGGGAAGCTCCCTTAATGACATTTTACATAAGGACGGCAGTTACACTTTTGACAATACTACAGACTCGTTAGAGGCTATTGCTGATGCGGTCAGTGGAATTAGTTCTCCAACAGATGTAACCAATGCTGTTCCCGAACCCCCAACTGCAAAATCTCTGCAAGACACCTTGCACAAAGATGGTTCTTACACCTACAGTAAGACAACCGATTCGTTGGAGGCTATCGCAGATGCTTTGTCGGCTGGAACTGGGGCCACCACTGCAATCGAAGCTGATTTACTTCACTTCTTAGCTTCGGCGGCTGATGGTGGTGGTAATGCGTATCCAGATTCCGTAGTAAGCGATAGTGTATTTGCTTATTTAATGGCCAAAGGTAATCCGGCGGCTATAACATCCTTTGATAACGCAACGGATTCGCTGGAAGCTATTTCGGACTTGCTCAGGACTGGCTCGACTGTTTTAGCCGGAACACAACTTGACCATCTGGTAGGAACAACTACAGGAGTGGCTGCTGATGCCAACTTAGATACATATGCTGTTGACCAATCTGTGTTGTCTCATATTATGTCTGCCACAGCAAATACGAGTACCTATCAGTGTTCTACCGATTCATTAGAAGCAATAGCGGTTGCTTTAGCGGCTGGCACGGGAGTCCAGACAGTTTTAGATACCAACAACCTTGACCATTTAGCAAAGGTAACGACAGGTATTAATCTTGATGGTGATTTATCTGCTCATGTCATAACCAAATCCATTTTGGCCCACATAATGGCGGCAGATGCGGATGTGACTACGAGTTATAATGCCTCTACTGATTCACTGGAGGCCATATCAGTTGCTTTAGCGGCTGGAACTGGTGCTACCACAGCTTTGGTGGGTGCTCAACTTGATACTTTAGCTGGTACGGATACTACCGTTGCCGCCGACAATGACTTAGAAGCACATTGTGTTGCCGGTTCACTGTTATCTCACATCTGTTCTGTCGGGGCAGACATAACCACCTTTAAGCCCACGACTGATTCATTAGAAGCAATCGGTACAGTCGCCAATATGGGTCTCCAGACAGTTAAAGTCACGGGAACAGTACTCTCTACTGGAGATAAAAATGTATTTACCGTTGCTGGTGGCCCGGTGAAGATTACTTCACTTTTCTTCATTATAGACACAGCTACAAATGCAGCTTGTAAGGCAGGCTTCACCTGTACTCCAACGGCAGGTGCAGAAACGGACTTGACTCCTTCTGACGGTTCTGGTGTAGAGATCAATGCAGTCGATGTTGGTGATATTATTTACTCTGAAATGGACAACACTATTATGATAATTGCTGATACGGACGGGGGAGCTATGCCAAAAGTTCCAGAGTTTTCACAGATTGTTCCGATTGGAATTATCACCTTGGCGTTGGAGAATAGTACCCCAACAACCGGTGTTGCAGATATTTATGTTCAGTGGGCACCACTGGCTCCAGGAGCCACGCTCACTGCTACCTAAAATTGAATACCTAATTGCGATGGAGGGCGAGGATATGCTCTCCATCGGCTTTTTTCTTTAAGGATATTGAAATGCCAAATGAAATACGACCGATGCGGCCTGATGATGGATGGCCGTATTCGCATCTCAATGCCGGTTCAGCAGCTTTCTCCCATCTTATGGATTCCCCCGGAGCCAATCAAAGTTGGTTCGTCACGGGATTCATCCTCACAGGAGGTGGAACCGCAGATGGTTTTAGCTTCCTGCGGAGGGCTTCTCTGAGATTTAAT